GATGATAGGTAAATGAGGTCCTGCTTCCACGAATCAGAGTTCTTTTCAAATCCGCCTGGAGGTCCAAAGGCGAGGTGTAAGTCCTGATAACGAGGATGGGTGAGTCTGTTCTTTATGGAGAGCAGGAACTTTTGCGCCATAGCCTGGGTCTTAGAAACAACCATGATACGGATGTTAGGGTTTTGGCAAATCCGATAGACAGCATAGTTGACCGTAATGGTCGTAGACTTTGCGTGTTCTGGGGGAGTGTTAACGATGAGTAGGTCTTTATCCCCTGGCTCATAAATAATTGATGGGTGAACATCCGTTGGCGTTCTGGACTCTAAAAGGTCAATCCAATGGCGTTGATGTTCAAATACTTTTACCCCAAGGTACTTTTCTGAAAACTCGTCAAATGGGGGTACTTCTTGGGTCGGACCGCCTATTTCGCCACGGGCGGTCAATGCTCGCAGTTTGTCAATGCCTAAGGCAAAGTCAGGGTCAGTCTTACGGTAATACTCGTATGTCTTGACACTTCTGCCTACGGCATCCATGGCTTTTTGTACAGAGTACCCCTGCATTAAAAAATCAATAATCTGCTTCTTGATGGCATCCGACTTATGGGATGCAGCAGTAGTTCTTTTTCTTTCCATAGGCATAGTAGCAATGGGCAATTAAGGAACCATTGCAGTTAATCCTTTCCTAACCGTAGGCTGTAGCCCCAAGGCGGAAGCCGAAGGTTAGGGCAATTACTAGGGAGGCTGCCTAAGGGCAGCCAGTGTGCTTTGCGTAGGGCACATATTGTTTTGCCCTACATATACTATTAGGTGTCCAAAGGACACTTATTGGACACTTTATTTGTAACTTTTTTATTTCTTTTTTACTGACCGACAAAACCGCAGGTCAAAGCATGTTTTGACCCCAGGGCTATCAAAGTTATGTGGGTAGATACACAGACACACAGACACACAGATATTTAAAAACCTGGGGTCAAACTTTGCAGGCTGCTTTGCTCCAGTTTAAACGCTTGCTGGCTTTGCACGCTGGCATGCAGCGCTAGGGCAGGGCAGGACTAGGTGCTGGCTGGCTGCTGACTCGCTGCTCGGTTCAATAGCGCCCCGACCCAGCATCGCAGCGCATGCATCGGAGCAGGCAGATAGTTGAACTTTCAACTACTTTGCTTTGCATGCGTGGCATCTCATTATGTGAGATTCTCAGGATTACCTTGAAATCCTACTCACCAGTAACATCGCTAAAGTCAGTTGTTTAATATCACTTCAGAGGTTTTCGTAAATTGCACAATCGCTAAAAGCATTGATTTATACTGGTTTTAGCCCCATTACTCGCCAGTAACTTATGAAATCTTGCTCATTGCAGCATCATCAATCGGAGGCAATCGCATCAACATCAACAACGGCAAAATGCTCTAAAGTCAGTATTTTACGCTGGTTTTAGGGGTGCTTGTAATTTATTTTCATCTCGTTTAAACTGATGCCAGTGGAACAATCCACTACCGACTGGAAAGGTTTAAACATCATGAGAAATCGTGAACAGTGGCTCGCAGCGTTTGCTAACCAAGCACGCCGACCAATCGCATCAACAATCCAAGGTGGAGGCGATGAGGAATCTGCAATTCGCCTCTCTTGTGGCTTCCCACCAAAGACAGGTCGCAAGGCTGCAATCGCTGCAATCGTGCCTCCTACCGCCTCACAGGACTTTACCGCCGAGGTATTTATCGCTCCTACCGTTGACCAAGCCTCCGAGGTTGCCAAGGCGTTAATTCCGCTCCTCCGAGTCGCTCAAAGTGGCAACTGGCGCTCCGCTGCTCCAAGCGTGGCTCAACCGTTGACCGACCTGCCTGCTTGGGCAATCTCAATCCTTGAGAATCTTGGCGAGTATCCACACGCCAAAATTGAAATCGCTGCTGCTCCAAAGCAGACAACTCGCCTCATCAAAGCCGTCTGCACTGGCAGCGGATGCTGCTCACATGACCCTTATATCGCTCGCCTATCTCGCAGCGCTATTGACCAATTCGGAACCCCAATCTGCCCAGCGTGTTTAAACGCAGGACATCAGACATCACTTGTGGAGGCTTAATCATGACTACTTTCGGACTTGAGTTTGAGGTCGCAGGTATCTCAACAGGCGCAGCATCAGCAGCGCTCAATCGTGGCGGAATCCGCTGCATTGAGCCAAGCCGTCAACATCAGACACATGAGGACTGGTCATCAGTCTATGACGGCAGCGTGCGAGGTGCCGAGGTCGTATCTCCAATCTTGGATGAGGTGCGTTTAAACGAGGCTTCAACCGTTGCCCGTTTGCTTCTCGGTGCAGGTGGCAAGGTTGACCGCACAACTGGCTTCCATGTCCACATCGGCGCTCAAGGTTTGAGCCAAGACCACATCGCCCAGTTTTACCTCAACTGGAATCTGCTTCACGATGCAATCGGCGTGCTCGTTGCACCAAGCCGTTTAAACAACAGTTACTGCAAGTCAGTAAATCGTGAACATGCCGAGGCTAACGCCGAGCGCATCCGCAACGGTAGAATCGGTGACCTCCGAGGTGACCGCTACCAATCTTTCAATCTTGAATCCTTCCAACGCCATGGCACATTGGAAATCCGCCTCCACCAAGGCACACTCAACGGAACCAAAGCCGTTGCGTGGGCAAAGTTCATTGATGCGTTTAAACAACTTAGTGAATCAAAAGTTTTCGGTGACATCGCCGACCTTGGTATCGGTACCAACCTGCAACGCTGCAACAATCTGCTTAGCGTGCTGGTAATCCAAAGCAGCCTTGACCTCAAGACCGCCGAGTATCTCAAAGACCGAGCAGCATCCCTCAACGGATAGCAGCAGGCAGCCTGCCCCAAGTGGGCAAGCGAGGGAGCGTTACCCTCGGCAGGCACAAGCGGAATCGGGAAAGACTCGGTGCCGTTTAAACGAAAGGACTGGAAAATGTACAACGCACTTCCGACATGGATGCAAGCGATAGATGGGCGTGCACTTCTGCTGGTTGTAATAACCGCAGGCGTGTGGGTTTGGTATCGGCTTGGAGATAAAGATGAGTAACGAAAAGTTACATAACGAAAAGTTATACATCGTTGAAGGTATAGACTTCTATGGGCGCAAGTTCACAGGTTTATACACAGAAACAGAAGCCCGCTACTTAGCAGCGAGTGACCGTTTAAACACAGTGTATGACCGCATCACACACGATGTGGTACAATTCACTCAACAGAACAACTAAACAATTAACAGACTGGAGAAATAAATTATGTGTGGAATCGCAGGCTTCTGCCTTAACCCAAAGCACAATCAGAATCAGACCGACCTTGCAGCACAGATGCTTATGGACATTGAGCATCGTGGCTATCACGCCACAGGTGCAGCATGGATTAACCCAAAGACTGGCAATCGTGTAATCACCAAAGCGCCAGTGGCTGCAACCAAGTTCATCAAGACAGATGCAGGCAAGCGCCTATGTTTAAACGCACAGACCGCTATCTTGCACACTCGTTGGGCAACTCAAGGTTCACCAACTATCAACGACAACAACCATCCAATCCCTCGTGGCAAAATTGTATTGACCCACAACGGACACATCAGCAACGATGACCAACTGTTTAAACAACTTAAGGTCAAGCGCCATGGTCAGGTAGATAGCGAGGCAGTCGCAGCACTTATCGCCTTTACATCAGCGCCTATCACCGAGGTACTATCCAAGGTTCAGGGCACCGCTGCCTTGGCTTGGATTGAACAGGGCAAGGGCAACATCCTGCACCTTGCTCGTGTTAACTCATCGCCATTGTGGATTGGTCAGACCGCATCAGGTTCACTCGTCTATGGTTCAACCGAGGACACCATTGAGAACGCATCAATCATGCTGGACTCACAACTTGACTGGGCATACTCAGCCAAAGAGGGTGAATACTTCAAGGTTAAGAACGGTCAAATCGTGGAGCATCAGAACTTTACACCGTTTAAACAAGTATATGCCAACAACTGGCGCAAGTATTCTTCTTACTCCAAGTGGGATGATGAACGCAGCGAGCACGCTGGCTACTACGACACACATCTATTCTAAGATTCGGCTGATACCTCACCTGCATCACCGATAAAGATAAACCCCCGCTTCGGCGGGGGTTTTTCTTTTTACCTGGGACTCTGGATAAACCAGGCGTTTAAACAGTGGACACTACCATCCAGGTACCAGACCTGCACTTATGTTTAAACAACAGAATCAAATCTTCCTGGCACTCACAGCACCAGAGTGCTAACCGACATGCGTTTAAACAAATGATTTGCATGCTGTGATAGGATGGTTTTATCCACCTCAAGGTGGATAAAACTAACAAGATGTAGGCTCTTGTTTAAACAAAAAAACTTTTTTAATTTGTACAAAAATCCTTGACTTATGTACAGAACATCGGCATCCTTAGTCATGTAGCAACTGGGCTACAAAGAACAAAGGACTGGTATGTATCTACAAACAGGCGACATCATCGCCACACTCATCGCCCTATTGGGTGCGCTCACAGTGGTGGGCTTGGCAATCAAAGAAAACATCCGACTCAACAGTGAGAACGCATGGCTACGCCAACGCAATCGTCAACTCAACAAGCAGGTGGAAGCACATGACCTCAACAACATCTAAGACTTACGAGGGTTGGAAAAACTACAACACATGGAACATTGCGCTATGGGTACAGAACGACTACGCCCTATACCTAAGCGCTTGCCTATTCATGAAAGATTACAAAGGAGCAAAGCCCTATCGTGATTGGCTCAAGGTTGCAGGGCTTGAAGGCAAGGCAACCATTGACGGATGCAAGTACAACTCAAGCGACATTGCATACGCTGAACTCAACGACATGATGAAAGGACTGGTGCTCTAATGAGTATTTCAAGCAACATGTACGCACGAGCAAAGTATGAAGCAGTAGAACAACTTATTGCCAAGCACGCCGAGGAATACGAAGCGTTGCTAAAAGCAACCAAGTTAAAGTATGGGATAACACCTCGTTTAAACAAGGCTGAACGCATAGCCTTGCTTGAACAAACAATCGCAAACTTAAGGGGTGAAACCAATGGATAGAATCGTGTGGCGTTGTGATGTAACAGATGCAATGCTGACTCATTTAACTGATGAGGAACGCAAAACATTTATCAATCGCCTTAGCGATGCAGTAAACCAACTCGGTCAACTATACAAAGTGGGCAGAGAATACGAGAACGGCAAACTAAAGGAGAACAACTATGCCTAAAGGTGCAGTGCTATACACAGATGGAACATACGAGGAGAAGATGTTTAAACAACTCTCCGATATGCAAGCAGCAGTGGATGGATTGATTGAACCGATTGGGATGCATGACTTCTATGGTGCTGGAGTATGCCAAGCCTATGTAAATGAGGAGGGATTGCTCAAGCAACTACCTCTCAACTCGGTAGCCAGTGCGCTCTCGTTCATGTTCGGTAATTCACCTACGATTGTGGGCAACATGATTGTGTTGGGTTTAACCGATAGCCATGGCAACGACACCGACATACCTGCCGACATCCTTGGTTTCATTAGCCGAGTGTGTGGTAACCGTGCAAAGTTAGAGGCAGAGTATGTTTAAACACATCCACCCGCATGCCCGACTGTGGATTGCCACCGTTGTATTGCTTGGAATCTTTCTCGTCTTTAATCCAAGAGTGCAGATGGTTGCACATCCACCGCAAGGTACGCTCGTTGCTTACTACACAAACGATTACCAACGGTTCGCAATAGAACAACTAACTAAGCAAGATAAGATTGAACAGTACCCATGCCTTTATGAATTGTGGATGCGTGAGTCAAACTGGCGACCACAATCGCACAACAATCAGGGTGGTGCACATGGAATCGCACAACTTAAACCTGAAACATGGAAACTTATTGGCATACATCAAACTGATGATGGTTATACACAGGTAATCGCTGGGCTACGCTACATAGACAGGCACTACGGCAAGACTGGTGGTATCTGCAAGGCATACGCTCATCACTTGGCAGTGGGGTGGTACTAATGGAAATCAAACATCACAAAGTCATAGAGCAACGAGAGGTTCGCAACCGAGGCAAAGGATTGCAAGCGTTTAAACTGCGTTGGAATCGTGAACTAACTGAGAACGCTGCATGCAAGGGGCTAGATGTGGAATTGTTTTACCCCGACAAAGACATCTTTACCCCCGATGAGGAAAAGGTATTCGCTCGCATGTGTGTGGAGTGTCCAGTCATGGAGATGTGCCTAGAGTGGGGGCTAGTCCATGAACGCAG